GACATCTTCGCTCGTTTTCAGAAACAAACTGATCCGCAGGTCTTGTTGATTCAACCGCAGGCCGCTGCACATGGTGTTACACTTACCGCAGCCAATACGGTTGTCTGGTGGGGACCGACATCCTCCCTTGAAACCTACGCACAGGCAAATGCACGCGTGCACAGGTCTGGTCAGCAGCATAAGTGCACAGTTATTCAGTTGCAGGGTTCGTACGTAGAGAAGCGCATGTACGGTCTCCTTGATAAACGAATAGACGTACACACTAAAATGATAGATCTTTACAAAGAGATGCTTGACTAGCTATCTCATTACCACTATATACCACCTATAACAATAAAATAACGGAGAATACCTATGGCGGCGTCCATCGAAAAGCTGGTCAAGACCTACGTAAAGATGCGCGATAAACGTGCAGAGTTGTCAGATGCATTCAAGGCGGCAGACAGTAAGCTGACCGCTAAGATGGATCTTATAAAGCAAGCCCTCTTGCAGCATTGTAAAGACCACGATGTTACAAGCGTCAAAACTTCCGAAGGATCATTCTTTAGGACTACCAAACAACGTTACTGGACCAGTGACTGGGAGTCCATGCACGAGTTCATCATGGAAAACAACCTACCTCATTTCTTTGAGAAACGGTTAAACCAGACAAACGTAAAGCAATTCTTGGAAGAAAACCCTGATCTTGTTCCGAAAGGTCTAAACGTTGATTCGGAATATGTTATTTCTGTGAGGAAAAAATGACTAACCAAGAATATCTAACATTGAACGAAGTATCTGAACACCTACGCATATCTGTGTCTACACTGAGAAAGTGGCTAGCCAAAGGGCACATACCATCTGATACGTATATCCACGTGGAGGATACGTACAGGTTTAACCTTAGTAAGCTGGTTGACGCGTTGCAGAAGAGCAAGGAGCAATCGTGATCGGCGTACGCAGGATAAGTACGCGTGACGGTTTGTTCAGCGTGCCTGACAAAGGAGAGTTAGACACGCTGAACATCGTAATTATAAACGCAGCGGGTATATCCCGTGCGTACTATGGAGGGGTCTACGATCCTTCTAACCCTGCGCCACCCACCTGTTGGTCTGATGATACACAAAGACCTGCTGCAGAAGTACCAGAACACAGACGCCAAGCGCGGCGCTGTCTTGACTGCACACAAAACATACGTGGTTCAGATGATGGGGGTGGTAGGGCGTGTAGATTTTCACAGCGTTTAGCTGTTGTTTTTGAGGACGACCTTGATAAAGTATACCAGTTACAAGTCTCTGCCATGTCAATTTTTGGGCAGGGGCGTGGAGGGGCCACACCGCTACAAGCGTACGTAAAGTTCTTAACAGGACGCAATACACGCGCAGTGGATGTGATAACTCAAATCTATTTTGACGCGCAGAGTAGCGTGCCAAAACTCTTCTTCAGGCCACGTAGACCTGTTGCAGGAGACGAAGCCGAGACCGTTGAAGGTATGGTTAACCATGCTGATACGCTCAGAGCTATAGCGTACCAACCGTTTGAGGTTGATATGCCTTCAACATCACCGTTTTCAGAAGAAGACGGGTTTAGTATAGAAACTAACTAGGAGAACTAAAAATGGCTGATGCCAACACACCCTATATTATCCGTGGCGTAGAAGCGCTATATCCACGCCTAAACTCACCCTACCGTTTCGATCAGACTGCAGGTACACGTGGCAAGAGCGTACCATGTGACCCTCTGGACGAGGGCGCAAAATACGAAGTTCAGTTTCGTATGAGTGCAGAACAAGCGAAAACTTTGTTCAAGTCTATGATGGAAGCCTATGTAGCGAAGCGAGAACAAAGCTGGCCCGAAAAGATTACTATGCCGTTTACAAAAGAAGAGGACGGTACTTTCACAGGGAAAGCCGCTCTAAAAGGCGCGTACGGTAAGCAGGTTACCAACAAACCAAAACAGTATGACGCCAAAAACAAAGAGTTGGCGGAAGACTTCCAGCTTACTACGGGCAGCACTGTTAACATTCAGGTGGTGTTCGTGCCTTACAACATGAGAGACACAGGTGTATCCTTACGTCTACGTGCGGTGCAGGTTATTAAATACAAACCACGTGAAGCTTACTCGCCGTTCGATGTCGAAGATGGTTTCACTATCGAAGACGATACTGAGGTTACTGGGTTTGAGTTGCCTGCAGACGAACCTGAAGAGATTGCTGAGCCTGTCAAGGCAGAGCGCAAGAAAGCTAAGCCAAAACCAAAAGAAGAAGTAGAACTAGATGATATTTTAGCCGAGTTTGACGACTAAGTATTTCGTAGCCGTGATGGTGTTGCCCGTTGGGTATGCAGCATCACGGCTTCTTTATCTCTAGCGAAAGCTGCAATCATGGACACAAAAAGTTTTTTAGGGAGCGTACTAAGCGACGAGGGTTATTATTGCCTGTTCGCCGCCAATGCTGCCGAAGACCACCGACAGCAGAAATTCTACACTTCGATAGACACTTTGCAGGACGCGGCAATCAAGTATGACGAGGGCGGGTACGACGTATATTTCGCACTAGCCACGTTTACACAGAATAATTCACGTAAACAAGACAACGTGAACTCGCTACGGTCCTTCTTTCTTGATTTGGATTGCGGGCCAAGCAAAGACTACGCAGACCAGAAGACAGCTATAGCAGATGTACGTAAGTTCTGCACGGCGTTGTCACTGCCTACTCCTGCTATGGTAAACTCTGGTAGAGGAGTACATGTATATTGGCCGCTAATCGAGGCCGTGCCACGGAGACAGTGGACGCGAGTTGCTGAAACATTGAAGCAGCGGTGCGCCGAATATAAACTGCGGGCCGATGCAGGAGTGACTGCGGATTCTTCGCGGGTACTACGTTTCCCTGACACGCACAACTACAAACAAGATCCGCCGTTAGAGGTGAAGTCGTACGGTGTCGATCTACCAAAGGCCACGTCATTCGCTGAGTTTGCTAGCCTGCTGCATGGCAAGCCTGTGGAGATATCTGAAGCTCCAGAGGAGGTTGCAGGGGTAGAGGCACCTGTTGCGTTGTTCGACAAGTTGGCGAGTAACAAACAATGGTCTTTCAAAGACATACTAACAAAAACGGCTGACGGGCGTGGGTGTGAACAGATACGCAGGTACTTAGAAGACCGCAACTCTGCATCCGAACCTTTGTGGCGGGGTATACTAGCAACGTTGAAAAACTGTGGCGATGGTTCTTTGAAGATCGCACATAGTATATCTCGTGGGTACGAAGGTTACACCGAAGAAGAGACAACGAATAAGTGGCACGCCTTAGAAGCGGACCGCGCTTACCGATGCTCCACGTTTGACGAGGCTACCCCAGACGTGTGTGTAAACTGCATACATCAGGGCAAAATACGAAAGCCTCTTGATCTTGGCGAGCGCGTTGCCGAGGCCGAAGAAGAGGAAGAGATTGAAGCGCCAGACCCGCAAGGCAAAACGCTTACAATACCAACATACCCTAAACCTTATTTTCGTGGTCGAAACGGTGGTGTGTATATACGATCTACTGTGGATGGGGAGGTGAACGAAGAGTGCCTTTACCACCACGATCTTTACGTTACGCGGTTACTGCACGATGCTTCCCTTGGAGGCTACGTGGTCGTGTTTAACCTACATCTTCCGCACGATGGTGTGCGGGAGTTTACTATCCCCATGGCGTCAATAACTTCAAAAGAAGAGTTTAGAAAAGCCGTAGCAACTAATGGTGTAACAGCGTGGGGCGGTACTTTGGAGAAGCTAATGCGATATACAACTAGATGGATTGATGAGTTACAGATGGCTAATGCAGCAGATGAAGCGCACCTACAGTTTGGGTGGACCAACAAAGCTATGAAAGAGTTTGTCTTAGGTGACACACTCGTGCGCGGTACGGACGTAGATTACAACCCCCCGTCGAAGAAGACAGCAGGACTGTTCCCTGCGTTTGTGCCAGAAGGCACACAGGAAGAGTTTTTGGACTGTTTGAAATTCTATAACCGCCCGCGCTTTGAACTGCACCAATTTGTTATCGGCACAGGGTTCGGCTCAATCTTGATGCCGCTCACGGGTCAGAACTGTATGGGCCTGCATCTGTTCGGTGGGTCGGGTGTTGGTAAGACAACCGCTATGCGTGCAGCCTTGGGTATATTCGGCAACCCCGAAGAACTAATGAACCACCACAAAGACACAACAAACTCTCGCATGAACAGGGCGGAGGTAATGAAGAACGTACCACTGTCTTCTGACGAGATGACGAACATCACCCCAGACTTCGCATCTTCTTACGTGTACGAGTTGTCAGGCGGTCGGCAGAAGAACCGTATGTCCAGCAACGGTAACACAGAGCGGTTCAGGGGTGACCCATGGCAACTGATCGCTGTGAGTTCGGCTAACTCCAGTATCTGGCAAATCCTGAGCCGAGACAAAGAGTTCCCAGAAGCAGAGATGCTACGCATGTTGGAGATATCTGTAGATAAGTCATTGAAAGATCCGTCGTTGAAGGCAGAGACAGACGCACTGTTTGAGCGGATAACAAAGAACTACGGGTGGATTGCGATACGTTACATTCAATACATTATAAATCATAGAAGGCAGGTAGAGGAGTGGTTAACTGAGTTACGCCGTAACTTGGACAAGAGTGCAGGTCTGGCACAGGAGCACAGGTTCTGGTCTGCAGGGTGCGCCGCGTCTCTTACAGGTTTATACATTGCGAAGAAGCTAGGGTTTATAGATTGGGATCTAAAGCAGGTTCGCAAGTGGTTAGTTGCACTACTTATATCCCGTAAGAACCATCTGCAGGACGCAACCGCCTCCGTGCACGAGACTTTGAACAACTATGTGTTTGAGAACCATGCGTCTATCCTGCAGATCCGCGGGAGTTACGACATGCGCTCAGCCAATAGCAACGGCCTTGACGAGCTTGTCATACCCGAAGCGTCTCCTCGCGGTGAATGGGTGGGCCGATATGAAACCGATACAAAGAAGCTGTACCTGCTACCTAAGCCGCTGAAGAAGTGGTGCACGAACCAGCAGGTACTGTACGAACACTTCATACGTGACCTGCAAGACGAGATGGGTGCGAAGCGTGTATCGATACGTTTAGGCAAAGGTACACATCTAAACCTACCTGCAGCGCGTACGATATCAGTAGACTTCCATGATATGAAGGACGACGGCAGTGCGGAGAGTTCTTAAAGTCGGTGATCTGAACCCTGACGGTGTAGTTATAACCGTGGCATGGAACGATATGCGGGTAGGTCATTCCATTTTTGTGCCCTGCATCAACACGGAAAAGTGTAAAGAACAGCTAAAATCTATAGCAAAATTAAAAAAATGGTCTTTTTTGATTAAAATTCGCGTAGAAGATGGTAAATTAGGGTTACGCCTGTGGAGAACAGTGTGATAGACTATATGTGACAACTCGACATATAGGTTGTTCTCCTCCCTATACCCCCTACTATATGTAGGGGGTTTTTTTATTGGATCTGAGTATCGTACTCTTTCAGGCTAGCCCGCATGAACGGAGTATAGGTAATACCGCCCGCCATATCCCCCGTAGTGCGCTGGAAAGACTTGCGGGACTTAGCCACAGTGCTGTTTCTACCTGCAGTCGTGATGACAGACTTACGTGCAGTTTTCGGTAAGCGTTTATTAAACTCACGGATTTTCTTCATAGCATCGCGCATTCCGTCAATATCACCCTCACGACGTGCGATATTTAGTTTGCGTAGCAGGCGCTGGCGTTTAGAATTTATAGCGTTTTGTTTACGACGCTCGTTGTTGTTAATCTTACGGATCTCCGCCAAAGGCACATCCTCTGTCTGCGGCGTGAACCCTAATGCTTGAGTTATTAGATTAGCAGAATTAAGATCACCTACAATGGGGTCACCCCGACGTGTCTGTACACCTTCTTCTCCGTACCGTTCTGCTTTAATAAAATTACGCACCGCTACAGGCATCATATTCTCTACTCCACGACGATACTCACCCTGCATAATGTCGTCGCGTATCGCTCTGCTTGTAGATAGGTACACACCGAGCGCTGGACCGCCAAGTTGTTCTGCTAGTGTCCATAGAGGATCTTGATCTTTTTCAATAAACGGTTTGCGGTAAAGCAGGCTGTTCATAGATATACGGCTAGCAATATCCACACCAAGCAATTCGTTTGCGAACCCGTCGTAGTAACCTCCACCGACAGACTTCCGTAACATTGATTCAAAGTCATCTTCGAACTCGTCAGAGAACATGTTGTATATTGCGCCGAATAGGCCCATCAACGGCATACCACCAATGCCAGAAGCTAGCCCTGTTGTTATCAAGAACATACCGAACTGCTTGCGTGCAATGGCACGTTCTTTTGGATCAGCGTTGGCAACTGAGTCTGAAACCATGCGGCCCATCATGTAGTATTTGCTGATGGCGAAGCGCTTAAACAAGAACAGAATGTTCCCAATGTTACTCTGCGCAAAGGTTGGACGCCCTGCGGAGGCTGCACTACCTAACACGAACTCAGTCTCACCAATCGCAAAGTCAACCGCTTCTTGATACTCTTCTTCTTTTAAACTGTTTAGATCTCTACCCTTAGCTAACTGACTAAGTTTTAGATCATACGCGGCGACCATCGTGGCTTCACGATTGATCCGTTCTGAGTGGTGGAACATAAAGCTGGTGTATTTGTTTATGGTTTCCAGCGGAGCATCACGCCCGATCTCTAACTGTTCCTGTGTCATAGACTGGTTGAACTGCCCCTTAGCTAGCCCTCCCGCTACGATATATTTCATGTACGTCAAACCCTTTGGCGCATCTTTAGAGCCAAAGTCATAGTTTGCAATCGACTTGCCCTGCATCCCCATCTGCACGACTTCTTTAACGGGTTTGCCGTCTGGGCCTGTAACTTCGATAGTTCTCTCTTTGGGTGCACCCAAAAGCAACTTCATAGATCTGCCATATGCTGCGTTGGTTGCGCCGAAACCAAAGCGCCCGCTAAGTATAGGCATAGCGCTCATACCCACATCGAAGAACGTGATAGCTGCGGAAGAGAAGTTAGCCCCCATTGTCCAGTTAAACCCAAGCGCCGTAACCCTCTGTGACCAGCGTGCCACATTTGGGCTTTGTGCAAACTCGGCAATGCCTTTTAGCTTTTGTGCTATGACTCTTGTTTCTGGGTTTTGCTCGTACCCACCGTCCTCAAGCTGTTTTAGGAAGCCTTGTATCTCTGCACCTGATTTTAACTGCACGATCTGGCGGCTGAAGTCTCGACCCTTGGATTTAATCATTTCGGCAAAGTCAAACCGTTGTCCTGATATACCTGTAGTTGGGGTTATGTCTCCGATAAACCCACGTACGCCTCGACCTTCCGCAGTGGTCTTACGTTTGCGAAAGCCCTGCATGAAAGAACGTTCTGGCATCGCGTCAAGCGACAATTCCAGTATATCGTTGGTTACTTTGGAGTCAGTTATACCATTCTTCTTCAACGTCTCAAGGATGTTGGATACAAAAGAAGCACTGGGGTAGTTCTTCATACCGCGTGGCGCAGCGGCGAGCGATAGTATGGGCGCTTCCTTTAAGGTAGCGTCAGTGCTCTTTGATTTTTTATTATATGCGGTCACCTCTGCCTGTGCACGTTTAGCCTGCGATTGACTGGTGAAATACTCCACAAAATACTCTACTTTACCCGACATGGGGTCCACCGCGTTATACTCTAGTCTCCACTCACCTCTACGGTTTAATGGGAAGTACGGGCGAATGAGGCCACCCTGTGTCTGCAGTAACTCGTTTATTTTATCCAACGCACTTCTGCGTTGCTCTTCACCCACAGACACTGCATTTATACGAGCCTCTAGGGCAGCGGGGATCTCGTCGTATATCTCTTGGAAGAAGTTGCGTGTGGTGCGGTACAGATCTCTCCCTGCGTCCCCAACTTCCTTGCTCTCATACATGGCATTCAGCTTATCCCAATCCGCCATTTTATCGGGGTCTGGGTTACCAGCCGCCCGCGCTTTGGTGCGATTCGCAGGTATGTTTGCGTTCAAGGATTTTATCTTAGCGTCACGCTCGTCTTTGGTTTTGTACTCTTGGAACGTAGTTTTGCCTGTCTCTGTGTTTGCGTAGGACAACCTGTATGAATCATAAGTGCTCCGTGGCACGGAAGGGTCTACTTGTAAGAATGTGCTGGTGGAGGTTAGGTAGTCTAGTCGTTCGTATCCAGCATTGTTTTCTCTGCGGTATTTTTGAATACGGCCTGTAAGAGAATCGATTCGCTCTAACCTATTGCGAAGTTCACCAGTCTGTTTCAAGATTAAATTATGTAGGTCTTTTGCAAATGGTATTTTGCTAGACGCAATGTCGGTAAGGATACGTGAATCTAAGAAGCTCGACACAATGTTAAGCAGTTTGTTGCCCACACTAGATTTTGTATCGTTTGCGTAGTCTTGTGCGTATTCTTTTATTTTTTGTATTGTAGGGGGAGTGCCGCTTGCCTTGTTGTCCAAGATGCTCTTAATTAACGCCTCGCTACCTTCAGGAGTAGAGGCCAGCATGTTGTAAGTCGGGCCGTTACGGTATTTGGGTGCAGGGGCCATGATGTTATCGAACAAGGCATCAACACGATCTCCTACTGTTTTTTCCCGTGGGTAGCCTAGTAACCTGCGCCACAAGGTGCTCAAGATGTCCGCAAGCTTATCGTACGCGGTTCTAAATTTAACGTCTTTTATCTGCAGTGTAGACAACACAGACCGGAACTCAGGGTTGCTTAGCGCCTCTGAGAGAAACTC